AAATCCTCGTAATCATCGACGGCCGACGCCCACACGGTTTGGGGCCGATGCTCATTGCCTCCGAACACAAGCCGCTGTTCATGGGCGGCCACGGTGCGCGGCCATCCCCGTTTGTCGCTCCAGGCGGATTCGCGCCAGTAGCTGGTTTCCCCCTCCTCGACCGGCTGGACAACCTCGCACTGCGCAAGCGTGTCGCTGACAACGGTCACGATCTTGACCAGTCCGCGAATGAACGATCCCGACGCCTCAAGAACCGCCTTCGGGCTCGATGATCCTGCCGAGCCGTGAATCCACTTGAGGCGCATCCGGCATCGAGCCGGTTCGGTGTTGCCCGCCGTGTAATTCGCATCGGCCGCGCTGGTGAACGTCCTGATCGTTTTCCATCCGGAGCCATCGCCGAGGTTGCGCTGAAGCTGAAAGGTGCCCGTCCATGTTCCGCTGGTGGTGAGATTCCACGCGCCCTGAACAATGAGTTCATCGGAAAACAGCCCGTCATTGCCCGACGTCGCCTCAAGATCAACTTGGAACTGATCGGCCTCCCTCTCGTGGGAAAGCTGAAGATACGCCCCCTCGTGTTTCGCCGAGAAGAAGCTCCATGTCGATTCCACCTCAATCGTGTCCCCTTCCTCCCCGGCCGCGCTCGTGGTGAACTTCCGGTTCTTCCGCAGGTTCTCTTCCAGCATCGCGGGATATGAGAACTCGACCGGAAGAAACTCCCAATTCGCATCACCGATCCGGCTCAACTTGTGGACCGGATACAGCGGGTGAACGAAGTATGCCACGTTGTTGATTTGCGCCATCTGCACTTGCCAAAGGTCATCCTCATCATAGGGGGACTCGACCTCGTAGGGATCGAGACCATCCATGATCAGGCCATCCCGCAGGTAGAACCGGAGCTTGCCAGCGCTCATCTCCAGAATGAATCCCTTGGCAATCGTCGCCTGAAAACGGAAAAGCCGGGAGATCCCCGGTGCCGTTGCGGTGTAGGATAGCCCCGGCCTGCGCCTGACTCCACCATAGGGCGTGATCAGCATGTTTTGTAGCGTCCTGCATCCGTTCCGGTATTTCTCAAGGTCGGAACGAAGATGGATCAGCGGCGAGAGTTCGCCCGCGTTGAATGATGGGATCAGGCTGGTGATCATGGGGCGATCAGGAATGCAGAAGGTCGAAATTGACGGTTGCTCCGGTGCTTCCGCTCAGAACTCCGCGCACCTGACAGGCGGGAAGCCGGAACGGGAACATGCCGTTTGCGGTGAGGGACACGGCGGCTCCGGTTACTCCGGTGATCGTGATCCATGTCGAGTCGTCGAAGCTGGCCTGAATGGTGAGCGTTCCCGATCCGAAGGTTCCTTGAGCGAATGCGGTTCCGTGGCCGCCTTCCCAGCGGGTTCCTGCGGATGTTGCGGCGGCGGTGGTGAGCGTGGTCATGTTGGTGCTTTCTGGTTGGGGTGACGGTTATCGGAAAGTGCCGGTTCGGCGGGCGCGTTGCATGAAGGACTTGGCGATGATTTGCCGGACGGGATGATTCGCCCCGGAGTTGATCGGCTGCGCGTTCAGGGTCATGGCTCGCGGAAGAACCACCTGTTCGAACTCCCGGCGAAGTTCCGCCTGTTTCGAGTCGCTGCCGGTCAGCGCCCTCGCGCACTTCATGGCCAGCAGCATGGCCATGCATTCGACAAGCAGCGGGTCATAAATCGTGGTGTCCTCTTCCCGGCGGATGTATTCGATGTTGATCGAATCCGGCATGTCTTCGTCCTCATCGCATCCACGGCCGATCAGCAGCTTGTTGCCCTGCCGGTCGAAGTATTCCTTCGGCGTCCAGGCGTCCTCACCTTCGATTTCGATCAGGCGGATGAAGTCGGCCGGCAACTGGTAGGCTGCCCGCCACTTGTAGAGCGGAGCGGTTGCCAGCTTCGAAAGCGCGGCTTGTGTTTTCGCGCATCCCCACCGGGCGCATTGCAATGCCTCATCCCTCGCTTGGGCGAAGTTCACGCGGCATGTCCGGGATACCTTGTCGCCGGTGTCCTCGATGGAGTTGATTCGTGATTCCCCGAGGTGTTGGAGGGCGAGATTCGCGATGTCGGTTTCGGATGGCATGGCAGCTTGAAAAAGTGGAGGGGGACCGGGGACACAAAACCCGATCCCCCTCGCGGGTTACAACCGATTGACGGGTGATCAGACGGCGGCGACGTAGGCGAGCAGGAACTTGATCACCTGCCCGGCAGTCGGAGAGGTGATGGTTCCAAGCGTGGCGGTGATCCACGCATCCGCGGGGAGCGTGTATCCGGCAAGGCCAGCCGGTTGCGCGGCATAGGCGAAGTCGGATGTTCCGGCGGCGCTGATGTCGATGGCCGTTGAGTAACGGTCAGCGTCTCCGGTGAACGCGCCGGACACAACCGGTTCGTCGCCGATGGTTGCGATGTTGAACGCGGAACCGGGATCGTTCCGGACGATCTTGCAAAGCTCCGGGAGCAAACGGGCGTTCGCTGGGAGTTTGGCAATGCGGATAACGTCGCCGCTGGCTTCGTCCGTGCCACTGGTGAGCGTGTAGATCGCTTCCATGTAGAGGACGTTGCCGGTGGCTTCGATTCCGGGCTCTCGGCTCCAGGTATCCGCGCCAGCGGCGGGCAGTTGGGTGGCAGAGCGGTCGGTGTAGAGTGTGGCCATGGTGATTGGTTCTTTCTTTGGTTGGGGATGACCGGCCGGGCTGACAGTGTGCCAACCCGGCCGATGGGGGCTTACGGACTTTCGTCGCAGTAAACCGCAACGACTTTCTCCTCTTCCGTCCGGGTTGCGCCGTGGCGTCCCTTGGTGCGGATTTGGAGAGTTTCGTTGAGGTCATCCCGGACGGTGATCTTCGTGCTCATGCCGTTCTTGGAGAACGCCACGCCGGACGAAACGAACGCGATGCAGGTCCGAACGTCGGTTGACGAATTCAGTTCGAGCAACTGCGTGCGGATGAAGGTGAAGCCCATGAACTGGTTGACCTCGCCGTTCACCAGCGCCTTCACGTCCGCATAGCGGCTGTTCGACACTTGATCGACGTTGACGAGCAGGTCATCGAGCTGCTGCTGGGTGACGAGGAAGATCAGTTGATCCCCCATGACTCCGGTCTTGTTTTGACCGGCGGCCTCGTTCTTCCCGAGGATGGACTTCGCCTTGATGATCTTGGCGAGGGTGAGACCGGAGTTCGATCCGGTTCCGCCGTGGATGTAGTTCACGGGCACCTTCTGGCCGTTCGGAAGGTCAACGGCTTCGTCGCCGTCCTCGCCGATGTAGGCGGTTCCGGTGGCGGCCTCGATGACGGCTTCGTCATAGGCGCGTTGGAAGGCGGAGGCGTGGGAGATCACGACCGCAGAGCGCGGGGAAGTGACATCGCCGAGGAGTTCGGCATCCCATTCGTCTTCGTGGTAAACCTCATCGTAGGCGCGGAGCGAGAGCTTGCGCTTGGCGAAGGGAGTATTCGACGGGATGGTTTTCCCTGACCGGGTGGTGATCAGGCGGGCTTTGGACTTGCCGATGAAGTTCAGGAGCTTGCGCTTGCCCTTCACGGTTTCCTGACGAACGAGGGAATGCACGCGGCCTTCGTTTTGCTGAACCAAGTGCTGCCAGTTGGCATCGAATTGGTCGGTATAGAATTGGTCGATGGTTAGATCAGGCACGGTTTTGAGTGGTGAATTGTGGTGGATTCACTCCCCTTGGATGGGCCTCAAAACGAGAGCCCGGAGAGCGGTTTAAGGCTTCCGGGCTTGGCTGTGCGGTGATCGCCTCTGGTGGGCGGCCTCGCTCAAGTGGTCCGTGGACGGGGCGAGCGATACCACGGGGGAGGGGAACACGTCAAATCAAAATAGAAGCGCCCGCCCCCACAACCAGCCAGAAGGGAGGCGGGCGCTTGTCACGAGTGGCCTTTGCGACTGTCCCGAGACGCGAGGGCCGGAAGCTCTTTCACCCGGCACGCATCCAGTTGCGCACCTGGTTGTTCACATCCTCATCACCGTCCCAATACTTCTTGTAGAGGGGGTTGTTCGGGTTACTGATGACATCCTGAGCCTTGGCGCGAAGGCCGCCAGCGCTGTTCAGGTCCGATCCCTTGGCCAGCGAGTCTTCCGACATCGCGGCACCGGCACGGGCGAGAGTCATCACGAATCTGGCATTGCGGAACAGCGGATCGCTTTTCACTTCCTCCGGGGTGAATCCAAAGGTCAGCGCGGCACGTTCGGCGAGGGCCTGCTTCTTCACCGCTTCGGGGCCGTTCCCCCATTCCTTGGTGAGAAGATCCTTTTGCTTTGCGAACTCCTGAGCTTCGAGCGCGGCGGCTTGCTCGGCTGATCCAGCGACGGACTTCGTAGCCCGCGCCAGATCGAACTCTTGGAGCTTGGCGACCTGCTGAGGCGTAAGGCCGATGCCATGCGCGAACGTGGCGAACTCCTTCAACTCGGCTTCGTCCACCTTCACGCCATCGGGGAGATTTTCGGGGACTTTCAGGCCGTAGCCGTCCGGGGAGTCAGGCACGCCGAGGCGTTTCAGCACCGGTGCCCATGCTTCAGGTGGAGCGTCAGCGCCGGGGATCACGACCGCATCGGCCTTTTTCCCGAGCAACTGCTGAAGGTTCAGCGTGTGCTGGAGAGCCTGCAACGGATCGGAGTATTTCGCGAAGTGCTGACCATGCTCCTTGAGGTTGTCGGGAAGCTTCTCGACGTAGCCGGGAACGAACTTGCCGTCGTCGCCGATCAGGGATCGGAAGTCAAACGCCCCTGTTCCCGCATTTCCTTGGCCTTGCGAGCCTGGCGTTTGACCGCCTTGCGCCGGTGCCTGTCCTTGCGAACCTTGGCCAAGCAGGCTCTGGCCGCCCTGCCCAGCGTTGCTTGCAGAACCTCCGCCGCTACCGCCTTCACCTTGGCCGCCCTCTTCATTGTATCGGAATGTGAATGGTTTCATGCGTCAGGGGTTAGGCGTTCCAGTCCATGTCGGAGCCGAGATCGCGATTCGTCTCGACCTTCTCCGTGAGGTGGGTTTTGCGCGTGGCCATGTCGGCGTCGCGGTATCCGGTCACTTCGTCGATCCCGGTTTCGGGGTTGGTGACGATCACCGGCACCTTGCCCTTGCCCTTCACGCCGAAACGCGCGTTGAACTTGTCCGGGCGGTGCTTGCGGAGCCATTCGACGTATGCCGGGGTCTTGTCGCCGAATTGCGGGTTCTTCTTCGGCGGTTCCTCGATGCTGTTCTTTTTGGCGAACGCAAGATCGTCGTTCCAGTCGGCGCGAGCCTTTGCGGCTTCGGCCTGGGCTTCCTTCGCGATCCCTTTGTTGTCGGCCTCCTCCTGTTCGGCTGGGGTGAGCTTCTTGACCGGCGCGGCTTCGGGCTGCGGATCATTGGCCTTGGCTTCCTCCTCGTCTGCCTTCTCGCGAAGCCAGCGCGTCACGCTCGCCTGATAGTTCTTGGCCTCCGGTTTCAGGGTGAGCTTGTCGCCTTCGAGTTTGCCGATTTCCTCTCCCTTGCGGAAGAGCCTCCCGGCGCTGTCGATCATGTAGGGTTCCTGTGTCTGTTCGGTGCTCATGTCGTCAATCGTTGTTGGTTTCGGGTTCTCCGATGAGGCGTTCCCCCATCGAAATCTTGTGCTGGATACCCCAGATCACCGACCGCTGTCCGAGCCAGTGGTGAATCGGGTGTTCCTTGTCCTGATCGACCGGACCGGCCTGATCCCAGCCGATGTCACGTTTCAGGGTTTCGAGCAAAAGTTTGCCGTCCTCGGTTTTGAACAGGCGGGCGAACGCGCGGCATTCCTTCCGCGCCTGGCGCTTCAATGATCGTTGAAGATCATCGTCGCCCTCGTCATCGGTCAGTGAAATCGCGGTGCTTCTCATGCGGCCTTACCTCCGAGCGCGGACGCCACGGCGTTGATTTGTTCGGGCTTGAGCTTTGACGCGGCGGTCATCCCCTGCGCCGCCATGGCCATTTGCTGCTGCTGCATCATGGCTTCCTGTTCGGCTTGGATCGCGCCGTTGTATTCCGCCTCGCTGGCCATCCATTCTTCCGGCACTCCGAAGTTGCGGCCAAGACCCTTCGCCGCGGCTTGGATCTTCACCACGTGGCGCACGCTTGGATCGATCGCAAGCATCGGCTGGAGCGATTCCAGAAGCGACATGAAGCCGGCCGATTGGAGCGAGCGGATCGCCAACGCAACCCGCGAAGTGAACAGGATGCGCGGCGGGCGAACATGGAAGCCCTCGCCGTCCTGCGCAATCACCGAAGGCGGCGGCGGCGGGAAGCGCATCTGCTTCATGTAGATCCGGAACACCCGCTGAAGCAGCGGATTTAGCCATTCTTCCTGCATGCGGACGAACGTCGGCGAGAACAGCACGAGCTTTTCCGTTGCTCGCTCTGCCACCTCGCGGGCAGTCATCTGCTTGTCCAGTTGCGAGAACATCCGGAACAGGTCGTAATGGTAGGCATCCTTGATTTCCTGCTCGCGGCGTTGGAGGCGTTCGATCCCGGCCCGGAAATCGCTGGTGTTGACTCCCCATGTCTCAGGCTTCGCGTTCTGGAACGGGTTGTAAATCGTGACTTCACCGGCACCCATGCCCACGACACCCTCAAGCGTCGAAGGGATCAGCATGCGGGGATAAAGCGCGACTTCGGCCATGCCGTCCATGAGGCGTTCCAGCATGTTCAGTTGCTTTGCCGCCGGGAGCGCCTGCCAGCCTGGGCACCATCCGTAAACCTCCGATCCCCACTTGAGGTATCGGCTCGCGAGGTAGGGATTCGTTTCGTATCCGCCCTCCCGCAGCAGGTGCTTTTCGCCCGGCACGAACCAGCACGAAGCCACGCCCATGTTGAGCGCATCGAGCTTCAGCGTGTCGCGGTCCTCGCGGGGATACACGGCGTGAACCACGAGGAACTTTTCAGAGTTCCGGCGCTTCGGATCGGCCAGCGCGTCGGCGATCTTCTTCGGCAGCTTGGCTTCGCCGAACTCTTGCGCGAGTTGAACGGCGGTCATGTTCCTCTCGCGGAACGTGGTATCCACCAGCTTTTCGGAGTTCTCCGCCAGTGAGTAGGTTCCGCAGGGAACGGCATCGAAGATCAGGCCGGATGCCGATGTGATGGACTCCTCGACATAGATCAGGCCGGTGCCGAATGCTCCGCGATCAAGGCAAGCCTCGTGCGCCTCGGTGTAGAAGTTCGACGTCGCCAGACCAGCAGCCATGATTTCGGCACACTTCGCATACCAGCGGAAAGCGTCATCACCGGCCATGTCGGCGGGCGGCTCGGCGGTGAACCATCGTTCAGAGAACGGCATCGCGTAGGACATCTGGCCATGCGCCAGCGTCATGTTGCACTGAACCGCCGTGGTGTTGTAGAGCCTGCTTTCCTTGTCGCCGCTCGGGGTGGTGTTCTTCGTGGTGATCTCGGCCTTTCGTGGCGAAACCACGTTGCCAAGCTCCTGGCACCACGAGTCCCAGGTGGAGCGGTCGGACTTCAACGCCTCATGGCGCTGGCAAAGCTGTTCGATGTCGGCTGGCATTACTCGGCTGGCGCGGTGTTGAGCATCCAGTTTTGCAGGTCGGCAATCGCCGCCGCCTTCTCGCGCTTGCCGCGTGCGTCGATCACGTTTTGCGCGGCTTCGCGGAGGGATTTGAAGCGTCTCTCCACATTGGCCGCCACTTCGTATTCGGTGTAATCGCCCTCGGCAATTGGCTCCACTCCGTCCGACGATATGACGTTGAACCCGGTTTCATCGGGCGATTGGTCTTCAATGGCTGTGACTCGGTTCATGGCTTTGGTGGTTTGGGGTTATCCAAGAAGGGACTTCTTGCCGGGTTCGTCGGCCGATCCGAGAAGGCTCTTCGGCTTGACGGTGGACGCATACCCGGCGCGTTGGAGCGCGTCTTTCCGCGTGCTGGCGCTCTCGGCTGCGGTCATTTGGTTGGACTCGCGCACCGGAGGCGGAGGGGGGATCGGTTTCGGAGGATCGCCGCCCTTGTGGAGTCGGCAAAGCCTGCCGTCAGGGCCGATCAGATCGGGCGAAAAGTGGGGTCCGGAGTGGTCCGAGTGCATGGCCTTTGAGGGTGTCGTAACGGTGGAAACGCAAGATGTTGCGTCGCTCAAACGAAACCCACGTAACAGGTTGATGCGGGAATGTCCAGAACTCTGACGTGCGCCCCGCGGCGAGGTAAACGTGGAGGCAGTCCCTCGGGGAGCATGTCAAATCGTTCTCCCATGGGTTCACGATGGCGGCGGCCGGCCAGTCCCGGCAGACGTATCGGGCGAGGATGAAGGCCGTTGGCGTGGCGATCACGATCCCGTGAAGCAGGTGGGCTTCCAGATCCTCGCGGAACGTCCGGGCGCACGGCTCGCGGGAATAGACGGCGGCGGCTTGTTCAGCGGGTGACACGGATCTTCCGGAAGTTGATAGCCCCGCCCCGCGAGACTCGCGGAGCATCATCCTCGAAATCGTCGGCAATCTGCCGGACTCCCTTCGAGACGGTCACGCGGGCGGCCTGCTTGCCTGCTGACAGCCTCGGCAGGTTCTCGGTGATGATCCCGGCCATCTCCGCTTCCGCGATGTAGCCGAAGGCGTCGGCGTCGTGGGATGCCCAATCACCAACGATTTCGCTGCGGATGCTAGCGGTTTTCGTCTCCGTCTTGCGGTGATAGGCGTCGAGCGATTCTATCAGTTGCGCCGTCGTGGACTCCCGGAAATAGATGTTCGGGAACATTTCCCACATGCGATTGATTCGGCGCTCGGGGTCATCGGTTCGCGGAATGACGCAGACGTTTTGCAGCCCTGCCGCTGCCAGTTCCTCGACGAATGACAGCCCACCAGGCCGCTTGCTCGCTCCATCGTGCGGCAGGCAGTGGCAGCCGTAGGCGTAGCCCTTTGCCAGCATGTGAGCAACCCGCTCGCCCGTGGTAAGCCGAAGCCCCTTGTCGTGGTCGATGATGAAGAGGAACGGCCCAACACGCTGGAAATAGACGACGCTGGTATTCTCCGGCGAGCCAAGATCCCATGTCGTGTGGATAAGCGCCCCCTTGTCCGGCTGAAACTCCCGAATCCGCCCTTGCGCCTCAGCCTCGGCAACCTCTTTCGCGTAGATCGCTCCGGGGCGGCCGACGTTCGGATTACACTCGAATTCCTGTTCGTAGATGTCCGGTGGAGTAGTCCGCTTGATGTCCTCAAGCTCCGATGCCGGGATAATTCCTGACTCGGACGCCCGAAGCAGAAGCGCGAACCAGCTTGGATCTTTCAGCGCGTCGGTGTATCGCTTCCACTGGCCTTTGCGCCCCTTGATGGTGCCGATCCAGATTGCCCAGCCTTGGTAATCGGACAGGCAGGGACGGATGACTTCAGGCCACGCCATCGGGTCCATGTCTTCCGGTTCGTCAATGACCACCCCGTCAAAGTAGAGACCGCGCATCCGCTCGTAATTTTCCCCGGAGTAAAGTCGGATTGTCACCCCATCGGCAAAGGTGATTTTCAACTCGGATTCGTTGATGTCGATCCCCGGAATCTGCCAGACAAATCGCTTGAGGTAGGCCCATGCAATATCTTTCGCCTGCTCGCGTGTCGGGGCAATGTAGGCGTAACGGCACGGCGGGCCGGGGCGCTTGTGGGTCATCGCGCGGACCAGCAGCTTTTGGAGGCTTGAGAACGTTTTGCCTCCACGGCGATGAACGATCAGGCAGCACCATCGTTTTGCCGTGGCAATGAACTCGCGGAACTGCGGACGGGGAACGATGTTGATCCTGATGCTCATGCCGATTTGTCCCCTCCGATCGTGATTTCAAGATCCACGCTCCCGGAGTGTTTCAGGTCGAGCTTGTCGCCGTATCGTTTTGGGTCCCATTTGGCGAGGAGCTTCAATCGGGTTTCGACCCTAACCCGTCTCGATGCTGGATCGTCGGTCCTGTCGTCGGCAATCGCCATGCAGTCGTCAGCAATGGCATCAAATCCTGCCACTCGGGCGCGTGCGATGGCTTGGGAAAATGCCTCGTCTCGCTTAGTCCAATCCCACACCACTGAAGGATCGGGCATCTTCACATCCCGGCAAATCACAGCCAGAGGTTCACCCCTCGAAAGTCGCTCGCAGATTTCTTCCGCGATTTCCTGAGTGAATTTCGATGGTCTTCCCCTTGGCCGTTTGGTCGATTGGTTTTTCTTGCCCATGTCGTTCTTTCCCCCCTGAGATTTTAAGCACGGTCGTCAAGCATGGAATCCGAACAGTCGGATGCAGCCGACCTTTTGGGCGGCTGATCCTTGGTGTTATGCTGAGAATGGAAGAGGTCGCCCTGGGAGAGTTCGCGCTTGATGCGTTCCACGGCGGTCGCGTAGTGCGCGGGGTCGCGCTCAATGCCGATGAACCGACGGTCACTTCCGACGCAGGCCACGCCAGTGCTTCCGCTGCCCATCCAAGGGTCAAGCACGATAGCACCGGGTTTGGTGTAGTCGCACACCAGCCGCTTCATTAACTGTATCGGCTTCTGTGACGGGTGGTTTGCGAACACGTCGCGCACGATTTGCGCCGCTATCGGTGATGATATTGATCCGTAGGGATAGACACGGAAGGTCTTGCCGCCATTACGCTCGAAGATTTTTTCGTAGTGGCTCGCACATGCCGCGCCACAGACCTTGTGCCAGATATGCACCGCTGTTGAGTCGAGTGGGAAGTCGGCCTTGGCTGTCCAGAATATTAGTTGCAGGCATTCGAGCGATTTAAGCGTTGCGAGGTCTTCGGCACGGTAGCCGTAGAGCTCCGCGTGATAGTCGGGATATGGTGGATCGGTTATTACAACGTCCACTTTCCCCAGCTTCGGCATGATGTCCATGCAGTCGCCCAGATACAGCATCACTCGGCCACAAGAAGAGGCATAACAAGACGCTGCTCCCAATGAGGAGGGTGGGGTGGTCGGTTCTGTATTCATGGCTTTGTTTCGCCCTCCTCATGGGAGAGCTTATCGTT